ACTCACAGATGTTATCAACTGCTCATAGAGTACTTGATGGGGATAAGGTACATCCAGACCTATATAAAATCGCCCATAAAAATCACCCCTCAACTATATGGACACGCTCATCAATTCAACATTATAGTTGGTTGTTTCGTTTGTTCAGAATGTTAAGTGCAGAATATAGTTTACGATACAGTAATGGTGAATTCAAAGTTCACAAATCGTGGGATAAACTTGGTAAAATTTTAGAGTGGGCTCCAAAAAATATTAAAGATAATGGTTGGACTGACCCCCCACAATGTATGCCCGATTACTGTAAGGATAATGATGTGGTCAAGGCTTACAGGAACTACTACATATTAGAGAAGAATAATTTTGCTGTATGGAAGTATAGTCGAACGCCAAAATGGTACGAGCAAGGACTTGTTGTAAATTAAATGGAAAGGAAACCCAATGCCTAGTTATGATTATCATTGTGAAGAGTGTAACCATGAGTGGGAAGAACAGCTACTCATTAAGAATAGAAATGATCCTCTTGACAAACCTTGTGTTAAATGTTATAATGAAGGTTCAGTAAAACAAAAGATAGGAGTACCCTTATTTGCATACGATAATATAGCATCTAAAGGTCATACAAAAAAGACACCAGATTGGCTTACAGATAAAATGAAAGTCATAAAAGAAAAACAGCCCAAAGCTGATTTTACAATACCAGGCTAATGAAAAAATTTAATCATGTAGGTAGTGATTTACAAGACTTACAAACAGAGAATATAAATGGTAAAAGGCATTACACAACGCCCGATGGGAATCAATATATATCAATCACCTCACTTTTATCAGAGTTGTCTAAAGAGGGTATATCTCGCTGGCGAGCAAGGGTTGGAGAAACCGAAGCGAACCGAATCTCCACAAAGGCTTCAAGACAAGGTACAGCTGTCCACTCGCTATGTGAACGCTATATCAAAAATGAACAAGACTTCTTAACTGAGTCAATGCCTCATTTGGTTGAGATGTTTGAGTCCATACAACCATTATTAGATAGAATAGATAACGTGCATGTTATAGAAGGTGCATTATATTCTGATGAACTTAAACTTGCTGGTAGAACGGATGTGATTGCAGAGTTTGATGGGAACTTATCAGTTATTGATTATAAGACTTCTCGTAAACCAAAAAATTGGGAGATGTGCCATTCATACTTTATGCAGGGTGCATTCTACGCTCATGCATATGAAGAACGAACTGGAATTGAAGTAGGTAATATTGTAATTATTATGGCAGTGGAAAATGAAAAGCCACTGTTGTTTAGAGAGACTAAAGAGAGATGGTTGAATCCGTTGAAAGAGGTTCAGTATAAATATATGTAAGAAATTTGTTTGATGACTCAAGAGAATAGTTAAGTAAGACGCCGGTTCGATTCCGGCCAGCTCCACCAAAGGAAGTTATGGAAAAAATAGCAGCATACCTAGCAATAATTACATTGATTGCTTTGGTTATTGTTTATGGTATTTTATACTTTGGATTTGACTTCCGTTGATGGGGCTGACAAGGATTTCGATTGCTAATGAAGGTATTGAAGAGAACGAATTGGGTGATTGACTACAATCAACTAAATTAGATGCAAACTTTTTCGCAGCTAATAATTCAGATTATTCCCCAGCGCGGGTTGCTCTAGCGGCATAATTAATCTGTAGGGTTTGGGGAATCGCCTCGTAACAGAAGATTCCCCGCTACACATTTTTTTGGATAGGAATATGGCAAACAAAGTTCATAAAAGATTGGGGGATGGTAAAATTAATACTCCCGATGAAATGATTGAAGATCAAGAAGAAAAATTATGGGAGCAAAATCCAATGGAAGCATTACGTTATGAGAAAATCGAAACAAGGAAGAAACTGAATTGGATGGCAAGATATGTTTTGTCAATGATTATAGTTCTAACTTTTTTGTTTTTAATATGGTTATTATTTTACGGAGCATTACCACAAGAGAGTCGCGATCTGGTGAATATCATGGTAGGTGCTTATGTGGCTGTCCTAGCTAAGGCAACCGATTATTGGTTCAAAGATAAAGATGATCCAGAACAGAAAGAAGGGGAAGCTGTAAGTAATGGTGGTAATGATAATACAATTTAACTTGACAATGGAACTATAATATGGTAGAATTACTTAATATGTTTACTTCTGAACGATATAATAATGAAATCAACGAAATTGTTGATACGACTAAGATGAGTTTCCTTGATGCTATAATGTATCATGCTGATGAAAATGGTCTTGAGTCGGAAACAGTAGCTGGTTTAATTAATATCAAAACTAAAAACAAACTAAGGGAAGAAGCGGAAGCATTAAATTTTATGCCTAAGACATCCAAACTTCCCATATGATACCAAAAGTGCGACCCTTTGAAGTGTACCAAAAATACTTATCGTTGAAACAGCACTTCAACAAAACGAACTATGATTACTTTAAGTTCAACGGTAAGGTACGAGCAAATGAATCTTCTTTCGATAAGAGAAGAGATAAGCATCATTTTGTTCGTTTATCAAAAATTTATAAAGAAGAAGACCTTACAAAATTTCTTGTTTCCAATTTTGTGAAAACAAAAGATTTGTGGGTAGGTAATGTAACCTCACCAGAAGGTAGAGAAAATTACATTGCTTGGAAGGCGAGGATACAAAGTCTTCCTTATGTATTTGAAAATGAGATTGGTTCTTTGTTTGAAGAAAACGAGAGTTTCAATTCCATTTTCGATGTAGTGGATGGTCAACATCCACCTATGCTTCATCATGTATTTGGTGAAGATGTGTCAGTAGAATCCTTTATTATTCTGGATTCGATACTGAACTTTTCCTCAACGTTCAATGAGAAGATTGAGGAATCGGTCATTTGGCCGGAACTATATAGTATGTGTAATAATTATGCTCCTTTTTTGAATTTGAATAAGCAGAAATACGTTGACATACTGAAAAAACAAGTAGATTTATATTATGTGTAAAGTGGATAACCAGAAACACGGAGAATAAGATGGCAAGTTCATTTGCATCACTCAAGAAGAATCGGTCGGCCGATTTAGAAAAACTCAATCAATCGATTGAGAAAATCAACAACCCCAAAAACAATTTCAGTCGTGAAGATGAAAGATTCTGGAAAGCAGAATTGGATAAATCTGGAAGCGGTTACGCTGTAATTCGTTTTCTCCCATCACCAGAAAATGAAGATATGCCTTATGTGCGTGTTTTCAATCATGGGTTTCAAGGCCCAGGCGGGTGGTATATCGAAAATTCCTTGACAACTATCGGTCAGAAAGATCCATTGGCAGAGTATAACTCTACACTTTGGAACTCAGGTATCGAAGCGAACAAAGAAATCGCTCGTAAACAAAAGAGAAGGCTGACTTACTTCTCCAACATTTATGTAGTAGAGGACAAAGCGAATCCTCAAAACGAAGGTAAGGTTTTCCTTTTCCGTTATGGAAAGAAAATCTTTGACATGATTAGTTCAATGGCTAATCCAGAATTTGAAGATGAGACACAAGTAGATGTTTTCAATCTTTGGGATGGTGCGAACTTCAAGTTGAAGATTCGTAAACTGGATGGTTACTCAAACTATGACAAGTCAGAGTTTGTTACTTCCGCTCCTTTGTCAGAAGATGATGACAAGATGGAAGCGGTCTGGAAACAACAACATTCCTTAGAAGAGTTTGTCAATGAGAGTAATTTCAAGTCATTCGATGAGTTGAAAACTCGTTTGGATACTGTTCTTGGTAATACTCCATCTCCTGCGATGTCAGCACCTTCTTCAGTCGAAGAAACAAGTGCTCCATTTGATGGTGGTGTTCCTATCACTAGTAATCCTTCAAGTGAAACATCTAATGATGACAACCTTGATTACTTCAAGAAGTTAGCAGAAGTGTAATCACGCAACTTTACTAACAAAATCTCTCCCTTCATCTGGAAGCGTTTGGCCGATAGGTGAAGGGTTGTTTATTACTGTAGTATTACTATCTGAAGAATAAGAACGAGCATCTGTCACGATAGTAGCACCTCCCCCACCAGTACCACCACTCATACGTTCCATTTGTAATCTATTCATTATTATACCAGCAACAGATTGTGCCATAGGGTCGATAAATGCTCCTGCTCGGGTACTACTCAAAGGAATAACTGCTTCTGGGCCCCCATCTGCAATTCCTCCATAAGCAAGACCACTTCCATAAGTTCCATGCTCACCAACAACTACACCTGAGCCTGGAAGATAGGTTGGTTGATTTACAATGAAACCACCTCTTGCAGCACCTTTCATTTTACCAACTTCTTCTCTTAAAGGG